TGAAACGTCAACAGATAAATTTAGTGGATTTTTTGTTGGACAATTTATATCATTTGATGATATTTCTGAATATTTTAATGGATCAAGAACCAAATTCACATTGACACAAACTGTAAGTGGTGTTACTGATGTTATAGATTTAAAGAAAAATCCAGGTTCTGATATAGAATTGGAAAATAACTTATTCATATATTTAAATGATATACTACAAATACCAAATGAATCATATACTGTTTTAGGAAGTAGGATATTCTTCAAAGAACCACCAAAACCTGGTTCAAAATGTAGTGTTCTATTCTTTAAAGGATCTGTTCGAGATGTTGAAACCATTACTCCTGTAAAAACAATTAAAGATGGTGATGGTGTTCAAATTGGAGAAAACATTTATGACAATTTAGATATCGAACAGTTTGAACGAATTGTTAAAAAAATTGTTTCAAGTGATCAACTTGACACTTATAATTATGACAGTGTAGGTATTAATACGAATACAAATAAACAAAGACCTCTTAAATGGTCTAAACAAAAACAAGATAGAATTATTAATGGTTCCTTAGTATCAAAAGCAAGACCAAGTTTAATACCAACAATTAGGCCAACAACAAGAATAATTAAAAATGTAAATATCGAAGATACTTCAATATATGTAAGCAGTGCATTTCCATTATTTAATACATTGGACTCATTACCAGAAGAAGATGCCAATATTTTAATTGTTGAAACTAGGGACACAAATCCTGCGATAGCAACAGCAATAGTTTCTATTTCTAGTACAATTTCTTCAATTGCAATTTCAACAGGTGGAATTGGATATGCGTACACAACATCACCAAATGTTGCTATTTCATCAATTTCTGTGCAATTAAAAGATCCAATTTTAAACTGGACATTATCTTCTGGTCTTTCTACTAATACCTCCCTGCTTTCAATTACTAATGGAAATCCAATAGTTTCTGTGGGCCAAAGTGGTGTTGTTGCAATTACAACAGATGCGAAAAATTATAGTTCATTTTCGAATGTAGGTTTTGCGGGAACTGTATCATTCAATTCAGTTTCTTTTGCATCGACCAATACCTATATTGCTGTTGGCAATAATGGAAAAATAATTAAAGCAATTGGTTATGGAACGACAATATCTTCTTGGACAGAAATGAAAAAATATGAAGAATTTTCACAATTTGGTATTATTACAAGATCTGAAAGTTCTTATATTTCATCTTTAACTAATGTTAATTATTTTTCAGATATTGGTAAGTGGATTTCTGTCGGATACGTTGGGGCAATTTTTTCTGCAGTTGGTGTTGGATCGACTGCATTTACTAAAGTCGCATCAAATACTTCTAGTAATTTTAAATCTGTAGCATATGGAGCATCAAAACTAGTTGCAGTAGGTGACGATGGCACGGTTTCGACATCATCAAGTGGAGAATTTTGGGATACAGATGTAATTACATCAAATCATTTAAATAAAATTATTTGGGATGGGGTAAAATTTGTTGTAGTGGGTAATTCAAATTCTATATTTAGGTCATTTTTTGGTGTTACTTGGGAACAAATAACACCAAATATTAATGGAAATTTTGTTAACATTAATTATAATACATCATATAAATTATACACATTATTAAACTCAAATGGATTATTGTATTATTCTTTTGATTTGATAAATTGGACATATAGATCGACAAATCAATCAAATATTATAAATGATATTTTATATGTTCCAAATAATGATGGTTATGTTTTAATTGGTGCTGGAGCAACTTCAGTATATTCTACTGCTGTTTATAATTTTGCTACAGCGACATCAAATGCTACATCTGGTATTGTAACTTCAATTTCAATTACAAATCCTGGGTTTGGTTATAATCAAAATAATCCACCAAAAATATTAATACAACCAGACAAAGCATTGACCGAGCAAATAGTTTCCATAAAATCAAAAGGAGATCATGGATTAATTGTTGGGGTGGATACAAGTTTGGGATATGGATCAACTCTACCACAACTAATTTTTAGATTAAAATCAGAATCTTATGATAATACAACTTTAGGAATTGGTTATTCTGCTCTTGACAGTTTTGGAATATCATATAGTGGAATATCAACAGGAGATTACTTTATTATTTACGATAGCAATGTGCAATGTGGACATGCTTTGACTGGAATTACGACTGCGGGCAATACAATAACAAATGTCGGAACGGCAAATACATTTATTGATGGAGTTTATTATGCAGACAACGTGCAATCTTCTGGGGTTGGTATTGTTACTGTATTTTGTAAATTTTTACCTAGTCCCAATCATGCAAATCAAATTATAGTTAATGCAGATCCATCAAATAGACCAAATGGTTTTTATGGAAAATATAGTTGGGGTAATATTTACGATTATCAAAATAGGGGAATTGGTATTCCAAAAAACTTTACAATAAATACAAATAATGGATTAGTTGGTTTATCTTCTGCACCAGAAGTGACCAGAACAAGAGGTTTGTTTAAAGGTAAATAAATAAATATAAACTATCACAAAAATGCCCGCTATTATATCTGATCAATTTAGAATATTAAATGCTGAAAATTTTACCAAAAGTATTGTTGGTATCGGTCAAACGTTAAATCGTTATTATACATTTATCGGACAACCAAATTCGACTGATCAAAGAGCTGGAGGATCTTTGAGTTGGGGCACTGGACCATCTCCAGTGGATGGTTTTAAAGAAGAGAATGATATTAAAGATACAATTATTGCTATGAAACAAGTTTCTAGTAGTGATATTCGTAGAGTAGTTAGAAAAATAATTTGGACTGCAGGAACAACTTATGAGATGTACAGGCACGATTACAATATTTACAACAAAACACCCATAACATCACAATCAAGTCTTTATGAATCTAATTATTATGTAATCAATGATGATCTTAGAGTTTATATTTGTCTTCAAAATGGATCTGATGCAGAAAATTTAAATGGAAGACCTTCATATGATAAACCTGAATTTATTGATTTGGAACCAAGATCTGCAGGAACTTCTGGGGATGGATATATTTGGAAATATCTATATACAATAAAACCTTCAGAAATTATCAAATTTGATTCAATTGAATATATTCCAGTTCCAGAAGATTGGGGAATTTCTGGTGAAAGCATTTCAACAAAAGCAAATGCAGTAGATGGAAGAATAAATTCTATTGTTATTAAACAAAGAGGAATATCATATAATCCGACATCTTCAACATTCACCAATATTCCTATTCTCGGAGATGGCAATGACGGAAAAGTGACAATCACGACCGATTCTTTTGGAAAAGTATCAGAAGTTTATATTACTGATGGCGGGAATGGTTATACTTATGGCACTGTAAAATTTGAACCAGGTGCTCCGGGAATACCAACCTCATTGTCAAATGTTGGCGCAGGATTATCTTCTCTTGCTTCTTTTGATGTAATTATTCCACCAAAAGGTGGTCATGGATATGATATCTATAGAGAACTTGGTGCATATAGAGTTCTTATCTATTCTAGATATGAAACTTTAGAATCAAATCCAGATATAATTTCTGGAAATGATTTTGCAAGAGTTGGTATTATAAAAAACCCAACAATTACCGGAAGTCAAGTAGAACTTTTAAATACATCTATAGTAAGTGGACTAAAAGCACTTAAATTTACCGGATCAGCAACAACTGCTACAACTTATGCAGTAGATTCAACAATTACGCAGACAGTTGGTGTTGGATCGACTGCAATTGGATTTGTTGCGTCTTGGGATAATATTACCGGAGTATTAAAATACTATCAACCAGTTGGGTTAGGTACAACTTCTGTTGGATACAAACTTACAAACTTTACTTCAAGTCCAGCAACTGGAGGAAATTTGACAATATATGGTTCATCTATGAATGGAACAACACCATTATCAATTGATTCTACATTTAGTGGTGTATCCACTACAATTAATAGCAGAACATATCAACTTGGATTAACTTTTAATTCTGGTATTGCATCTGCGGAATATAATAAAAAATCTGGAGAGATTATATACATAGATAATAGATCTCCAATACCTAGGTCATCCAGTCAAAAGGAAGACATTAAAATTATACTAGAGTTTTAAATCAAATGCCCCAAAAAACTAATTTAAACGTATCTCCTTATTTTGATGATTTTGAAGAATCAAAAAATTATCAAAAAGTTTTATTTAAACCGGGTTCACCAGTTCAGGCAAGAGAATTAACAACATTACAAACAATACTTCAGAATCAAATAGAAAAATTTGGAAATCATTTCTTCAAAGAAGGAGCAATGGTAATTCCTGGCCAAATTGCTTATGATTCAGAATATGCTTGTGTCCAAATTGACGAAACACATTTAGGACTTCCGATTTCTTTATATTTAGAAAATCTTGTAGGAAAATTAATTCAAGGAGAAATTAGTGGAGTAAAGGCAAAAATTGAAAATTATGTATCAAACAATGATACAAATGTAACACACAATACTTTATACATAAAATATCAAAGTTCAAGTGATACTAATTTTTCAACTGCAACTTTTGTTGATGGAGAAAATTTAATAGCGTTGGAAGATATTACATATTCTTTATCAACAATTAGAAATGGCACATCTTTTGCCACAACGATTATATCAAATTCTACCGCAGTGGGTTCTGCCGCAAAAATTGCAGAAGGAATATATTTTATTAGAGGTTTTTTCGTAAAAGTAAATTCAGAAACAGTTATATTAGATTATTATACAAATAAACCATCTTATAGAGTTGGTTTATTGATTGACGAAGATATTGTTGTTGCATCAGATGAATATAAAGATTTATTTGATAATGCTCAAGGGTTTTCAAATTATGCAGCTCCTGGCGCAGATAGATTAAAAATATCTACTTCATTGATTAAAAAATCAATTGATGAATTTAATGATGAAAATTTTATTGAACTTCTTAGATTAGAAAATGGAATTTTACAAAAATTTGTAAAAACAACAAATTATAATTTAATTAGAGATGAACTTGCAAGAAGAACATATGATGAATCAGGAGATTATTATGTAAAACCATTTGATATTGTGGAAAAGGAATGTTTAAATGATCAAATTGGAAATAATGGAATATATTTAAAAAATCAAAAAACAAGTCAAGGAAATACAGTCTCTGACAATTTGATGTGTCTATCAGTTGGTCCCGGAAAGGCATATGTGAGAGGATATGAAGTAGAAACAATCAATAATACAATAATTGATATAGAAAAACCAAGATCTACTTCTAATGATTACAATCAAGCAATACCTTTCAATTTAGGAAGGCAAATTATTGTTAACAATGTTTCAGGATCAGTTCCTGTTGGTTTTGGAGTGTCTTCATTAGTAAATTTACACCAAGGAAGAACGGTATCTGTTGGTATTGCATCTGATTTAAAAATAGGTGTTGCAAGAATATATGATTTAAAATTAAAAAATGCCGAATATACAAATGCAACAACACAATATGAAATATCTTTGTATGATGTTCAAACTTATACAATTTTAAATTTAAATGCAACTATATCTCAAACAGTTCCTGCACATATTCGAGGAAAAAATAGTGGAGCGACAGGATATCTTGTCGGTAATGTATCTTCCTCAAACGAACTAACATTATATCAAGTTTCTGGTTCTTTTGTAAAAGATGAGCAAATTGAAATTAATGGGATAGATAATAGCCGAACTATTACTTCGTCTCGTGATTTTAATTTTTCAGATGTTCATCAAATAGTCGGAAATGGAGTAACATTTACAGCAGATCCACTACTTTCCAATTCAATTCTTTTGTCTCCTTCAGGATCACAATTTACAATTTCTGTTGCATCTGGAGGAATAAGTTCAGTAACAAATTCAAATTCAAATTTTTATGTTGGAATCAATACTGGAGATGTAGTTTCATACACCAAACAAGGTGAAATTGTACCAACATATAATAAAGTACACAGAATAAGTACCACTGCAAAGGTGATTGAATTAAAATCACTTCCTTCTGTTTCTGGTATTTGTAGTGGAAGTTTACCGTCTTCAACAATAACTACAAATGATTTTAAAAAAGTTACTCTAGAAATTTTAAATAATATAAAAAATATTGGTCTTTATACAAAATTAAATAAATCAAACATATCAAATTTAGATTTAAATGGATCTGATATAGTAATCAGAAAAAGTTATAACGTAACAATTAGTGGCAATGGATTGTCACAATTACTAGAAAGTGACACAAATTTAACTCTTGAACCATTTGACGAAGAAGATTACAATTTAGCATTTAGTAGTGGAGTAATAGAATCACTAACTGACCAAAAACTTGTTCCTAGTGGAAGAACTATAACATTACAGAATATCAGTCAAAATGGAAATGCAGTTTTAACTGCTACATTTAAAAAAATAAATGCAAAAACGAAGAAAAAAATACATAATCGATGTTCTTCTATAATTGTTAATAAATCATCACTTCAGGGGTCTGGAATTGGATCAACCTCATTAAATGATGGATTAATATATGATCAAATATACGGAACACGAGTACAAGATAAAGAAATTTCATTAAATATTTCAGACGTATCCGAAATTGTTGGAATTATTGAATCATCAACTACTGGCGACCCATCACTACCATTTATTCAGTTAACAAATTTATCTTCAAATATTTTAAATTCCGTAAAGGGGGAATTAATTATTGGACAAATAAGTGGTGCAGTTGCTGTTTTAATTTCTTCAAACGGAACAAATCAAGTAGATATTGTTTATCAAAATGAAAATATATTTGCCGCAAACGAATCTATAAGTTTCCAAGAATCTAATATGCAAGCAAATGTGTTGTTTGCATTTCCCGGAGATAAAAATATTAAAAATAATTATATTTTTGATTCTGGACAAAGGTCGGATTATTTGGATTTTTCTAAAATCATTAGAAAACCACAATTTTCAGCTCCGATAAAAAAAATTAAAATCATTTATAATTATTTTACAATAAATTCTTCCGATACTGGAGATTTTGTTGGAGTAAATTCTTATGATAAAGACATATATGGAAAACTAAAGTCGGTCGATGGTATTAGACTTTCTGATATTATTGATTGTAGACCAAGAGTGACACCATTTAGTGGTTCTTCAACATCACCTTTTGAGTTCTCTTCACGAATATTTAATTCAACCACAAGTTCCTCAACTAATATTTTTGCAAAATCTAAAAATATTAATCTTTCTTATGATTATTATTTGTCAAGAATTGACAAAATCTTTTTAGATAAAGATGGTTCTTTTATTGTCAATAAGGGTGTTCCTTCTTTGGCACCACAAATTCCAAATAATTTAGATTCTTCTTTGGAAATTGGTACGGTTTATTTGCCTGCATATTTGCACAATGTGTCTAGTGTTAAAATCAATTTAGTATCTCATAAAAGATACAGAATGAAAGACATTTCAAGTTTGGATCAAAGATTGTCAAATGTGGAGTACTACACTTCGCTATCTCTTCTTGAAAGTGATACACAAAATCTTACAATCAGAGATAAAACAACACAACTTGATAGATTTAAATGTGGTTTTTTTGTAGATAATTTTAAATCATATAACGGTGGTGATATTTCCAATCCAGTTTATAGAGCAAGTGTAGATAGTGCTGTTGGAGAATTGAATCCACAACCGTACACAACAAGTATTGACCTTCTAATCGGTTCAGATTCTGTAATTGGTATTGGTACTCAATCCAATGCAGATGCGGATTTGAGATTTGTGAGTGATTTGGGGTCTCCAAATATTAAAAGAGTTGGAGATATTGTATGTCTAAATTATTCAGATGTAGAATATGTAAAAAATAAATTTGCCACAAGAATTGAAAATATAAATCCATTTAATGTTATTAATTGGATTGGTGCAATTGAATTAAATCCATCATCAGATACGTGGATAGAAACAAGAAATTCACAAAGAACAGCAGATATAGAGGGTAGTTATAATTCTTTTATCCAACAATTGGGTGTTGACACAAACACTGGATTGTCACCAACTGATTGGGGATCTTGGGAAACAAATTGGACCGGTACACAAAGGGGAGGAAGGCAACAAATTGCTAGTATTCAAAATGGATCATCTCAAATTGGTCAAGATGTATCATTAACTCCGTGGACTGGTTCACCAAGAGCAGAAACAACAATACAAACATTCCAAGATAGTTTTGTCAATTTCTCAAATGAAACAACTACGACTACTACTAATCAAAGTAGACAGGGTATTCAATATGGTGTTTCTCAAAGATTTGATACAACAAATCTAGGAGATAGAGTTGTATCTAGGGAAGTTTTGTCATTTATGAGATCAAGAAATATTGAAATTATTGCAAGAAGACTAAAACCAAATACTAGAATTTATGCATTTTTTGATAATATCAATATGACATCGTATGTAACTCCTAAACTTTTAGAAGTTACTATGACGAATGGATCATTTTCGGTTGGTGAAGTTGTTGTTGGTTCTCTTGGATCAAAAACAATAAGATTTAGGGTAGCATCTCAAAATCACAAATATGGTCCGTATAATTTACCAACACAAACATATGCAGTAGATCCATATAATCCATCAAATTCACTTTCTTCTCAATATTCATCAACAACTTCAATTTTAAATATTGATACTGCAAGTTTGGAAATTCAATCTTCTTCTGGTTTTTATGGACAAATTGTGTCCGGAATGCGTCTTGTTGGACAAACTAGTGGTGCAATATGTAACGTAAAAGATTTAAGATTAATTAGTGATAATTCTGGTACACTTATAGCGTCATTGTTTATTCCCGATCCAACAATTCCATCAACACCATCATTTAGAACTGGAACAAAAACACTCAAATTAACAACAAGTGATGTAAATAGTACAATATCTGGATTTACTGATAGTTCTGCTGAAGCTAATTTTACATCTAGTGGTACTTTGGATAATGTTGAAGCAACGACATTAAGAATTAGAAATGCAGACATTTCAAGAAATGTAAAAACAGATAACCGAGAAACTACAGAAACAGATACAAGAATTGTTGCAGATACATCATTTACAAATAGAACAGTTACAAATACTAGATGGGTAGACCCACTAGCACAATCATTTGAAGTTGCTGATTCGAATGGTGTTTATATTACAAAATGTGATATATTCTTTAAATCAAAATCTACAAATAATATACCAGTAACTCTTCAAGTAAGAACGATGTCAACTGGTTTACCAACACAAACAATTCTTCCATTTGGGGAAGTTGTATTGGAACCAAAAGAAATATTAATTTCAGAAGATGGATCAATACCAACAACCTTTACTTTTCCGTCACCAGTATATCTCGAAACTGCAAATGCATATTCACTTGTTTTGCTTTCTGCATCCGATCAATATACTGTTTGGATTTCAAGAATGGGTGAACCAGATATATCTACTGTTCTTAAACCAGAATCAGAAAGAGTTATTGTTTCACAACAACCACTTTTGGGATCTTTATTTAAATCACAAAATGGAGCTACTTGGGATCCAAGTCAATATGAAGATTTGAAATTTACTTTATATCGTGCAAATTTTACAACAAGTCCTTCAAATATAAGATTTTATAATCCAATTTTGGATGTAGGAAATAAACAAATTGTCTCTTTAAGACAAAATCCAATTCAAATGTTTGCAAATAGTACATTGGTTGGAATTGGAACAAGCATTAGTAGTGCAGACCAAAATCTATTAATAAAAGGAACCAAAATCACACAAAAAAATAATTCCAATTTTTCCTCAAACTTAATAAGTGTATTGGGTGGAATTTCTACTGGATCAACAGGAACATTAACAATTACAAATCCCGGAGTTGGATACACAAATGGACCAATAACATATTCAAATGTTAATTTGACTACTATAACCGGAAATGGTATAGGAGCAAAAGCAAATTTAGCAGTGAGTGGAGGTGTTGCAATTGCAGCAACAGTTACTGTTCCTGGTATTGGTTATGGAATTGGAGATGTACTTAGTATTGCTTCAACAAATACTGGAGGGTTGGGAAAAAATCTTCTATTATCAATTCCTAATAATGCTGGAATTATCACTTCAGTAAATGCTTTAATAATTGGAAATATTCAAGGAACACTTGATACTAGTGATACTACAAAATATATTCAATATACTACGACAGTGGGAATTACAACAATAGTCAATGGAAATGCAACATCATCAAATTCAATTTCAACTGGATTAAAATTCAAAGTAAATCATAATAATCACGGAATGTACTCATTCCAAAATAAAGTCACATTAAGTGGTATTGAATCTGACATTTCTCCTGTAAGATTGGCATCTGATTACAATTCATCCTCAACTGATGCGATGGTATTGAGTGATGTTAGTATCTTTAATAATTTTGAAAATTATCCTGTTGGTGCTGCAAATACAGGATACATTTTAATTAAAGAAGAAGTTATTGGATATACTGGTATAAATACATCCACAAAGACCTTAACAGGTATAATAAGAGGACCAATATCTAGTTCGTATGTTGCAAATGAAATTGTATCAAAATATGAATTAAATGGTGTTTCTTTAAAAAGAATCAATAAAACACATAGCATTTCTGGTTCAGATCCTATAGATTTAGATGAATATACAATTGTATTAGATCCAAGTGCAGATGGATTAAATAGAAGCAATGGAAACCCTGGCGGATATCCATCTTTATATTTTAATGAATCAAAATCTGGAGGATCATACCAATCCATTCTTCCTACCACTTCAAATTTTAAAGGACCAAAAGCAACTCAAAATATTTCCTTTAATATAATAAGACCAAATATCCAAACATTAATGCCTTCTACGACATCAATAAGTTGCAAAATTAGGACATTTTCCGGAAATAGTGTTGGTGGAAATGCAATATCATACGTTGATCAAGGTTTTGAAGATATTTCTTTAACATCTGATTATGTATTATCTTCTCCAAGAATTATTGCATCAAGAGTAAATGAATTAGAATATCTTTCTAGTTATCCTGGAAGTAAATCATTTACACTTGAACTTCAATTTTCCACTGGTGACCCAAAAGTATCACCAATGATCGATCTTGATAGAGTTAATGTGATTACTGTGATGACTAGATTGAACAAACCAGTCGCAAATTATTCTACCGATTCAAGAGTAAATAGCTTGTTTGATGATCCTCATGCTGCAATCTATGTTTCTAAAACAATCAATCTAAAACAATCATCAGACAGCCTAAAAGTTTTATTTGATGCTTATAGAGACAACACAAGTGACATAAGAGTTATGTATAGATTACTAAGATCAGATTCTGCATCCCAACAACAGCTTTTTGATTTATTTCCAGGATATGATAATTTAGATAATAATGATTTTGTGATCGATCCAAAAAATAACAGTGGAAGATCTGATAAATTTGTACTTCCTTCCACGAATGTTTCAGATTTTGGAAGTTATGAATTTAGTGCAGATAATCTTCCATTATTTAATGGTTTTCAAATTAAAATATTAATGTCTGGAACAAATCAAGCATTATATCCAAGAATTAAAGATTTAAGGGTTATTGCATCTAAATCATGATACCAGTAAAAGATCATAATTATTTGTTTAGGGACGAAAAAACTAATGCAATTATTAATTGCTCAAGTCTTGATTATCAAAAATATCTAAAAGAAAAGGAAGATAAAATGAAAGAAATTGGAAAATCAAAACAAATAGAAGAAGATGTAATAAAGATTAAAAATGATATTGATGAAATAAAAAATATATTAACAAAATTAATATCATCCAAATGATAAATATAATAGAAAGTAGTATATTTTCATTCAATGGCAGCATATGTTAGTAACATAGTAATTGATGTTGGGTCTGATTTTAATCAGACATTTTATCTTGAGACTACTTCGAATACACCATTAAATTTAACTGGATTTGCTGCTACTTCAAAAATGAAGAAGCATTCATCATCTAGTTCTACTGCTGCCACATTTATTGTTTCTTTTCCTGATCCAACTAATGGAGCATTGACGTTATCTTTGGGGTCAACAATAACATCAGGTTTAAAACCGGGAAGATATTGTTATGATATATTATTAAATAACGGATCAGTAAAAACTAGAGTCGTTGAAGGTAGCGCACTTGTTACTGCTGGAATTACCACAGGTTAACAAAAATGGCAGACATAAGAGTCAGAGTTGGATCTCAAAATGCATTTAAAGTTGTATCGTCTCTTTCTGGTAGTAGTGGAACTTTAAATGGGTTGGATGATGTTAGCATTAATGGAGGATTATTGAATGGTATGGTCCTAGTATATAATTCTGCAACATCCAAGTGGGAAGCATCTTTAGAGTTAACACCAGACAATGCCCAAAATTTGGACATTGACGGAGGTAACTTTTAATGGCAAGTATAATTAGAGTTAAAAGGTCCACAGGGAGCATTGCTCCGGCAACTCTCAATTATGGGGAACTTGGTCTTACAATTGGAGTTGGAACGCACGGCAATGGTGGTGGTAGATTATTTGTCGGAGACAATTCCTCCAACCCACTTGTAGTTGGTGGTAGATACTATACAGACCTTTTAAGTATTGGTCCTGGATTAGTTGCGGGACAATCAAACCCAACAACTCCATCAAACGGATTTGTTGCTATTCTTGACAGTAATCGTAAAGTCGATCAATGGAACGTAGATAATATTACGATTGATTTAAATACAATTTCGTCCACAAACGTAGACGGGGATATAAATTTAGATCCAAATGGAACTGGTGAAATTGTAATCCCAGACGATACATATTTAACATTTGGAACTAGTAAAGATGTAAAATTAAGATATGATGAATTAACCGACAATAGATTTGAAATTGAGGGTGCTGATTGGAATTTTGCAAATAATGTTGCAATTAGCATTAGTGATACTACTGCTTCGACAACTCCTACAACTGGAGCACTTACAGTTACTGGTGGTGTTGGTATTGTAAGTGATGTTTATATTGGTGGATTTTTAAATCTTAATTTATTTTCGTCTGGAATTAGTGCCAGAGGATCTGCATATTTTGACACAAACGGAAAACTCATAAGTACAAATAGTCCAGAAATTGGAACGGCAAGCACTTCGAATCGTATTTTGACTACAAATGCTTTCAATGTTCCTGTTTGGACTGATACTTTGGACGGAGGAACATTCTAATTATGAATAGTGAAGTTGTTGTAAATATCTTGGTTAATCCACATCATCAGAAAATTTTAGCATTAACAAATCAAAATATTTTATCAACAACAAATCTTGAATTGCAACAATATAATGATGAAATATTAAAATCAAAAAGAAAAATAAAACCAGAAGATAAATACGAAGAGGCAGGAATTTAACAATGACTCAACCATCATCCCGTCAAGGATTAATTGATTATTCTTTACGAAAACTTGGATATCCGGTCGTAGAAATTAATGTAGATGACGATCAAATTGATGATTTGGTTGATGATGCAATTCAATATTTCAATGAAAGACATTATGATGGAATTGAAAAAGTATTTTTAAAACACCAACTATCACAAAATGAATTAAATTCAATAAGAACAGGTGTTACTACTACAACTGCTATATCTACTGTTGGAATTGCTACTCTTTCTTATACAGAAACCAATAATTTTATAAAATTACCAGATCACGTAATCGGTGTAAATAACGTATTTAAAATAGATTCAAGTACAATATCAAGTGGTTTATTTAATATTAAATATCAATTATTTCTAAACGATTTATATTATTACGGAGCATTAGATCTTTTAAATTATGCAATGGTTAAGACATATTTGGAAGATTTGAGCAGATTAATCACACCTGATATTCAAATTCGTTTTAATAAAAAAAATCATAGATTGTATTTGGATATTGATTGGAGCCAAATGAGTCCAACCAATTACCTTATATTAGATTGTTATAGAATGGTAAATCCAGCAGATGCATCAAGTGTTTATAATGATTGGTGGTTAAAAAAATATTTAACTGCACTAATTAAAAGACAATGGGGACAAAATATGATTAAATTTCAAGGTGTATTGCTTCCTGGTGGTGTACAATTGAATGGGAGACAACTTTTTGATGATGCAGTTAAAGAAATAGAAGAAGCAGAAAATCAACTTAAAAAGGAATATGAATTGCCACCGATGGACCTTATAGGATAATATTATGTCTCCACTTAATCCATATTTTTTGCAGGGTTCTTCCAGTGAACAAAGATTAGTACAAGATTTGATTAATGAGCAATTAAAAATGTATGGACAAGATGTAGTATATCTTCCAAGAAATACTATCAATAAAAATACAATTTTAAGAGAAATAACAGCATCGGAATTTGATGATTCATTCAGAATTGAAGCATATTTAGTTAATTATGAAGGGTTTGGTGGTCAAGGAGACATTCTATCAAAATTTGGAGTAAAAACTACTGACGAAGTTACATTTATAATTTCAAAAGAAAGATATGAGGATTTTATTAGTCCATTTATTTCTTTAAATCCACAAATTGAATTAAAATCAAGACCAGAAGAAGGAGATTTGATTTATCTCCCATTAGATAATACAATTTTTGAAATCAAATATGTAGAAGGAAAAAAACCATTTTATCAATTAAATAATCTATATGTTTACGAATTAAGATGTGAAGTGATGGACTATGAAGCAGATGATATAATTAATACAAGTATTAATGAAGTTGATGAATCGGCAAAAGATTTTGGATATATTACAAAACTTATTATGGTTGGTTTAGGCGCAACATCAGCGTCTGCAACTGTAAATCTTGCATCTAATCTTACGCCAGCCGGTGGTAATTCGGTATCAAGAATAGATTTAATTAATGATGGAACAGGATATCTTTCTACTCCAATTGTCTCAATAAGCAATGCTTCTTCTGGAGGCATAAATGCGACAGCAGTTGCAATAATGACGAGTCGTTCTGGTCAAACTGGAAGTTCAATTGATAAAATTTTAGTTATAAATCCAGGTATCGGATATACAGTTGTACCTACTGTTAGTATTATAAGTAATAGTGGTTCTGGTGCAATAGCAACAGCAATTATATCTTCTGGTTCTTTGGGCCCAATAAATTTAATTGGTGGTGGTGTTGGTTATTCTACTACACCTATTGTTACAATAAGTACTGCACCTGTTGGTGGAACAAATGCAACTGCACTATCATTTATTAATTCTTCTGGTGTTGTAACTTCAATTCGTTATACTAATGCTGGAGTAGGTTATACACAGATACCAGCAGTTACAATATCTCCACCTGTTGGTGTATCTACTGGCAACTATATATTCAACGAAATAGTAAGAGGAGTTTCTACCGGAACTACTGCCTATGTAAATGATTGGGATTATGATACAAGAATACTTCAAGTCAAAACTTTAAATGGAAGTTTTATTCGGGGAGAATCTGTAGTTGGTATGGGAACAACAAGTGGAGGGTCAAATGCAAATTATAAAATTGTTTCAATCAATACTCAAGACGAATATGATGATTATGCAGATAACATACCATTAGAAAATGAAGCAGATGAAATTCTAGATTTTAGTGAAAGAAACCCTTTTGGAGATTATTAAATCTAAATAATCAATAAAAGGTATTATTATGTTAGGACAATACTACTATCACGAAATAATTCGTAAGACAATTATTGCCTTTGGTACTTTATTTAATGATATTAATATCAAACACAAAAAACAAGATGATAGTAGTTTTAGTACTATAAAAGTTCCAATTGGATATGGTCCAGTCGAAAAGTTTTTAGCAAGATTAGAACAAAAACCAGATTTAAGAAAAAGAGTTGCTATAACTCTTCCAAGACTTGCATTTGAAATGAATAGTATCCAATACGATAATAGTAGAAAAATTTCTACTATGCAAACCTTTAAATCAAAAAGTTCCACAGATGATAAAGTAGTAAATAGACTGTTTATGCCTGTTCCTTATAATTTGGGTATACAACTTTCAATTATTTCTCAATATAATGATGATGCTCTTCAAATTGTAGAACAAATTCTTCCATACTTTCAGCCATCTTTTAATTTAACAATCGATTTAGTATCTTCTATAGGTGAAAAACGTGACATTCCAATAGTTCTTGGAAGTATAAATTTTAAAGATAATTACGAAAGTGGATATGACGAAAAAAGAATTATAATTTATGATTTAAACTTTACAGCAAAAACGTATCTATTTGGACCAATACCTGACTCTACCGAAGGTCTTATCAAAAAAGTACAAGTCGATTATTATACAGATACAAACCGAAAAAATGCTTCTAGACAACTTCGGTATGTTGCCGAACCAAGAGCAATACAAGATTACACTAATGATAACACAACTTCACTGGCAGAACATATAGATGACAAAATTACCAAATTTGATGTAAGTAATGCAGCATCACTTTCTGCGAATGACTACATTGAAATTGATAATGAAGAAATGCACATTAAAGAGATATCTGGAAACACAATTACAGTTAATAGGGGGCAAGATGAAACCCAAATTGTATCACATACCTCTGGCACTTTTGTAAATATTATCAATAATGCAGATGATGCTCTAATTGAACAAGATGACGATTTTGGATTTAGTGAATATCGTTATGATTATGGCGACGGTAAAATTTATAGTCCAACAAAAGGTATTGATGTATGAAAAATAATTTTGATAAGATAGATGAATCTTTGGAAATTAAAGCAACAATTACTGCAAAAGAAATTATTAAAGAATCAAAAAAAGAAATAAAAAGTATTCAAGGTAAAGATCACTCAGAATTAGATTATGATTATATTCGTGGGACTCTTTATAATTTAATCGAAAAAGGACAAGAAGCAGCAACAAGTCTTCTGGAACTTGCCCAAGATGGACAACAACCAAGGGCATATGAAGTTTTTGGACAGTTGATTAAAAGTGTTGCTGATTCTACTGATAAGCTAATGGATATACATCAAAAAGTAAAAGAACTCAAAAAAGAAGAAAAATCTGGACCAAAGAATGTTACAAATGCACTCTTTATTGGTTCTACTGCAGAACTTCAAAAACTTCTTAAGAATGGATTAAATGCAGAAGATATTTCTAAATAGTTAAAAAGTTTCATATGAAAAGTTTTAAGCAGTTTATAAAAGAAACACATTCATCAAAAATAAAATCACACAAAACAGTCGAACAGATTGCAAAGAAACATCGTCTTAGTGTTTCTTTCATTCAGAAGCAATTGGATATGGGAGAACCAATTGAGCACGAACATACCAAAGACCATACACTTGCGATGGATATTACTCTTCAGCATTTAGATGAAATTCCAGATTATTATACTCGTCTCAAAAAAATGGAGTCATCTGCAAAAAAAGAACACAAAAAATTCAAAGATGTAAAAGAGGAGAAAGGAGAAATAAGATATTGTAATCTTTGCAAAAAAGAAGAATCAAAAGAAGAATGCAAATATGGTCCTGTTATGTGGAGTATGTATACAGGGTCGAATAAAATATTATCACAGAATCAGATTAAGTACAATACCACTAGACCCCATCCTGCAAATGAATCAGTAACAATCGAAGATGCAGATGGAAATACATTTCTAGAAGTTATTGATTTAATTAAACCAGAAAGAATGAAAGGTATTAGTGAAGGAAGAAAATCAGGAGATTATTCTTTACACGACTGGTTTTCTAAAAGTAAATCAAAAAATGGGAAACCAGGATGGGTTCAACTGGGAGGAAAATATGCTGGAGAACCTTGTGCTCGCCAACCAGGTCAAACCACTAAACCAAAGTGTGGTTCATCAAAAATGTCTGGTGAAATGTCTCCCGAAGAGGAAGAAAGAGCAGCAGCAAGAAAAAGAAAAGAAGATCCAAACCCAGATAGAAAAGGTAAGGCAATAAATGTTGCAACAGAAGAGTATGTAGAAGAAGATGCATGTAAAGAAAAAGTCAAATCAAGATATAAAGTCTGGCCTTCAGCTTATGCTTGTGTTCCAATTGAAACTTCCAAAGCACTCACCAAAGAAGGATGGAAATCTTATGACCAATTAAATATTGGCGACCAAATATTAACTTTCAATCTAGAACAAAACAATTTAGAATTTAAACCAATACAAAATTTACACTATTACACAGATACACCAACCTATGTGGTAAAGAATGGAAATACTGGTTGGAAATTTGAATGTACACCAAATCATAAATGGGTTGTTAAATATCCAGAATGTAAAGGGAATAGAGGAAGAAAAAAATATACAAATCTTATTAATAATATGCAACTAGTGTCTATAGAAGAAATATTAAATGAATCGGGAAAAAATAGAAAATTAATTATAAGTTCAAAATATAATGAAGGAACTCCAATAAGTTTAGATAAAATTTACAAATATGGAACAAATTGGGTAGAATATTTATTTAATTGTTCAGCAGAACAAAGAGAATCTTGGTTATATAGTGCTATCGTATATGATGGAAATCAAATAAAAACAGAAAGACTAACAGAAAAAAAAGAAGATCAAAGTGATTGTGAGTACGTTTATGATACTCCATATAATAAACAATCTTTTGGGTTTAAGCAAAAAGATATAAATCACAGAGATGCTTTTTTATTATCTGCATTTTTAAATGGAGGATTGGTTACATTTAGAAAAAATACAAAAACAAATATTTATTCTTGTCATTATGTTTCTTATGATGGAACAAAAAGTTTGGAGGGGTTTAAATTGATAGAAAATAAAAAATCAAATGTCTGGTGTCCACAAACTGAAAATGGAACTTGGGTCATGATGCAGGAAACAGATGGTAATGGGGTCATAACAATTACCGGAAATTCAGGAGCACTTGTAAAATGTCGTAAAGTAGGTGCCGCAAACTGGGGAAATAAAAAAAATAATGTTGATGAAAGTTATTTAAGAATACAAACTCGTGGATCAACTTACACAATACTATTGAACTGGAGAGGTAAATATATTACCACTCAAATGTTCTTTCAGCAATTTACCAGACCAACAAAAGAAGAAGTAACAAGAGAAATTAGAAAAGTTTATCCAAATGCAATTGTATTGTCATTTAATCCTTCTGTAAAGGATCCAACAAAACCATTATTATTCACAGGAGAACCGAATGGAACCAAAAACTATTGAACTTAAAAATTTAAGTAAGATATTTGAATATGAAAAAATCTCAAGAGAACTAGACACTTGTACAAATATTGAGTTGCTAAAAAATATTTGTAAGTGTTATGTGAAGTTATATTTTAAGCAACAAGAAACATTAATAGAAATTGGTTTAGATCAGTTTAAGGTGGAATAAATAATGAGTAACGATCAATATTTGGGTAATCCTCTATTAAAGAAGGCAAATACGCCGATAGAATTTACCAAAGACCAAATTGAACAATTCATAAAGTGTAAAAAAGATCCTGTATATTTTGCAAAAAATTATATAAAAATTGTTTCTCTTGATCATGGTCTTGTGTCATTTAAGATGTACAAGTTTCAAGAAAAACTCATCAAAAATTTCCATGATAATAGATTTAACGTCTGCAAGATGCCCAGACAGTCTGGTAAGGCATTAGCATTAAATACTCCAATTCCAACACCGACTGGTTGGACAACTATGGGAGATTTAAAAGTTGGAGATGTTATTCTTTCTCCTTCTGGAGATAGTGTTTCGGTAACTATGAAAACTGAAGCAATGCATAATCATGATTGCTATAAATTATACTTTGATAATGGCGAAGAAATCGTTGCAGACTCAAATCATTTATGGGAAGTTGATAGTTCTTATTGGAGAACTGGGAAAAAGGTTATAACGTCACAAGAAATATATGATAAGTACGAATCAAAAGTGCAAAACAAGAGAGGGAAAGGAGTTCAGGGATCTTTATATATTAATAAATCTAAACCAATTAATTTCATTAAAAATACATTGGATATTGATCCGTATCTTCTTGGAGTTTGGTTGGGAGATGGATATTCTTCTGATGGAAGAATAATCGCACATAAAGATGACTATGAATATTATAAAACAAAAATAGATGTTGAGAATGAAAGAGAAGATGGAAATTGCATAAGATTTAAAGTTAAAGATTTAAGATTAAAATTAAAGTTACAAAATTTATTAAAGAACAAACATATTCCACAAAATTATTTAAGATCTTCTTATGAAGATAGATTGGAATTACTTCGCGGATTAATGGATACTGATGGGTCAGTAACAAAAAATACCAGGTCATTTGAATTTTATCAAAAAAATTATGATCTCATATTACAAGTTGTAGAACTATTGGCAACATTAGGAATCAAATCAAATATAAGACATATAAAGATAAAAGACAATTATTACCATACAGTATCATTTACAACTAAAGAGCAAGTATTTAATCTTCAAAGAAAATTAAATAATGTCGATACTCAAAGAACAACTAGAATACAAGAAAATAGACATTATATTCATAAGATAGAAAAAGTTGATAGCGTTCCTGTTGCTTGTATTCAAGTAGATAGTGAGGATCACCTATTCTTATGTGGTAATACTTTCATCCCAACACATAACTCCACCACTGTCGTTGCTTATTTACTTCATTACGCAATATTTAATGATAACGTCAATATTGCGATTCTTGCTAATAAAGCGTCTACTGCTAGAGACCTTCTTGGACGACTTCAGTTAGCATATGAAAATC